GGAGATACTCACGCTCGCAGTCACTCGGACTTGAGAAAACCAGCAGTTTTGCGTCCTCGCCGTCGCCAATCACGATCAACCTGCTTGATTTTATGATTGTCATGATCACTCCCCTACCTTGTAAGCCTGCTCGATGTCGGTGACCGGCAGAAATGACAGGCCATGCGGCTGCTTGATCGCAAAGCCGGAGCCGCAGACGAAGCCGGCGACATACTCGCCGTTGATGATGACGACACCGACATCGCCGCGCCGGGCCGAAAGCCGGTTGACCGGCTCAAGGCCAAGATAGCGCTCGAACACGTCCTTGACGTTCTCGCAGCCATTCTGGCGCATCTTGCGCGCGGCGCCGGCCTCGGTTTTGTAGCGGCCACGGAACGCCTTGAAGGGATCGACGCCTGTCACGGCCTGGATCGCGTCACCAGCAGTCATCAGGCAGTCCGAGACGCCCCACTCGGGCGCGATCGACAGATGCCGTGTGGCGATCTCCTCGACCGCCCGGTCCCAGCCGTCACTTCGCTTCAAACTTGTAATTGAAGAACTCATTGCGCAGCCTCGCAGCGTGCTCGAAAAACATGTCGCCGGGAGAGACCAGTTGCTGATCCTCATGGGAGGCGTAGCGGTAGCCCTCGCGGAAGTTGTCGATGGCACCGGTCTCGATGTTGGCCTCCAACCAGACTTCGCCGCCCTCTTCGCGGTGGTCGATCGTGTCGACATAGCCGTAGAAGGTCGGCTCGGCGTGCAGGAAGGCGTTAGTGTCCGGGTCGAAGTAGAAATCGTAGAGCGTGACCGGGCGGCCCTTGTATTCCTCCTGCTCGATCAGGCGCAGCTTATCGGGCGTGACACCGAAATCCGCGCTTGCCGGCAGTCGCATGGTCAGCGGCTGGGCAGCGGTGCCAAGCGCATAGGGCGGCTCATCGATCGAGATCAACGTGTTGCCGACATAAGTCAGGCCGCCATAGTCGACGCTGCCCTTGCCGGAAAAGAAACCGTAGGTGCCGGTGCCGAACTCGAAGCGCACGGCAGAGGCGATCTTGCCCCTGCCCTCGTTGAGCAGTTGCTGGAGACGTGCGGGGAAAGCCATGTGAAATCCAACGCTATAGACTCCCCCGACCTCCCTTGCTTTTATGGGTGGAAAATATGAGAGGGGAAGGCTTGTGAGTAAATTCGAACAAGATCTCGTTGCTGCTCTCCAGAAAAATATGGAGATGCTTCGAGACGTTCAGCAAGAATGCATGGCGCTGACGGCCATCTGTGCCGTTCTGTTGTGCGAGATCGCCAGACAAAAACCTGACCCTCGCACATTTATTGATACTATGTCGCCAGCGCTGCTCGGCTTCGCGGAAGGGCTCTCAGACGTTTCAACGCCTGCCTTCACAAGGTGCGTCGAATTAGTTCTTCGACATGCTGAAACTCAGCTTCCCGGCGCAACAACTCCCGACGCACCTCCGGCATGACCCTGTCCAGATGAGCCTTGATATCGACGGAACCCGCATTGCGACTTTCCAATTCGGTGATCCGCTCCTGCATGGCCAGCATCTGGCTTTCCAAAAGCGCCACCCTGTTGTCGACAATGGCGACGGTAAGCTCCCCGTCGGCATCTGCACGCTTCTTGCACTCGCGCCGGAGCGCGGATTTTGCGCTGTTTCGCATGCAATTCTCCTTTCCCACCCGCATCAGCGCGGAACCTCGATAAGCTGGAACTGCGCGACCGGAAACGGCCCTTGCCCCATCTGGAAGGTGTCTTTCACCAGACGGGTGTTCAGTTCCGGTTTCTTGAAACGCACGATCGCGCCGGCTGTGATGTAGGAGGCAATCGGCTGATCTATATCGACGGTGATCGAAGTCGACGCGGCGGTCGCGCCCGTAATCACCTGCGCCATCTGGCGATAATCGTCTGTGCGAAAGGACACGAGATCGCCGGCCATGAGCGTCAGGCCGGCTACGACGTTGTTGATCTGCACCCGATATCCGTTGGTCACGGTGCCGAGCGAGCCGGTCGCCGCGATCTTCGGATTGTCAGGATCGCCCCAATAGGCCTGCGGCAGGCAGACATGCGTCGGCCGATAGACGATCGTTTCCATGCCGTTGCGTGCCGAGCTGATGAATGCCTGAAGCCGCAGGGCTTCGTCGGCGCGCATCGGCACGGTCTGCATATCGACGGTCCAGTAGGGATCGTCGGTTTCCATGAAGGCGATCGCACGCTTACCGTAACGAGACATGCTGCCCGGTCGCTGCAACTGCGGGTAGGAAGGCAGGAAGCGCACCGTCGAGATGAGATCGATCATGGCTGCCTACCTCGCGTAGCCACGACGCCCGACCTCGCCGAGATCGCGAGAGGTGCGGTAGGCCGAGCCCTTGTCGTATTGGGTAATGCCGGCCTTGACGTTGCGCTGCGAAATGCGCTCGACTTCGGCCTGCCAGTTCCCGTCCTGATCCACAAAGACGCGGACATCTGCCTGGACTCCCTGCGACTGCTGACGTGATCCACCCACAAGTTCCGGCATCCTCGGCACCTGCGGAATGACCTGCGCACCGCGCGGCAGGTTGAGCAGTTCCGGTCCTTTTTCGCCAACGATGGCAAGGCCGCCGGGGTGATTGTTCGTGCCGTTGGCGTAGCCCGGGATGCGCATGCCTGCCCAAGGATCACTACCGGCGCCGCCAACGCCGCCGCCGAGCAGGGCGCCGATGCCCTTGGTCAGCCAACCAAGCAAGCCGCCACCGCCCCCATCGGCCGTAGCGTTGGCCTGCATGATGGCGTCGATCAGATCGTTCTCGATCTTGTCGATGATCTTGTCGAGCGCGTTCACCGCGATGTCGCCAAGATCCTTCCAGTCGAGCTTGTTGTCGTCCAGAGCCGAACGAAGATCGCCCAGCGCACCCTTCAGCACATCACGCTGGAGCCCCTGTGCCTCCTGGTTCTTCCGCAATTCATCCGCCTGCCGCGCATAGGCGTCCGACACCTCGTCGATACGTTTGCGCTGATCGGGCGAGAGTTGGGCGTTCTGCCAGTCCTGTTCGCCCTTGCGACGGGCTTCCTCGCGGACCTGACGCAGCGCCTCCTGCTCCAGATCGAGCGCCGTGGCGCGCTTCTGCTGCTCGTAGAAACTGGCGCCAAGCGTCTGCTGCTCCAGCTTCATCGCCTCGATGCGGTCATAGATACTCTGGGTCAGGCCGTCGAAACGGTCGTCGGCCGTCTTCTTCGGTGCCGGTGTCTTCTTGCCTTCGGCCGAGCGCCGTTCATTCGCAGAGACGTTCGCGGTGGCAATATCGCGGATTTGCTTATCGGTCAGCACGGCCCCCGCGTCGGCGGCCTCTTTCTTAACCTTGGCGATTTCGGTCTCGATCGCCAGTTGCTCTTTGCTCAGGCTGTTCCGCTTCGTCTGGGCGTCGATGAAGGCTTGGTTGGTTGCCTTCATGTCTGCTAGTTCGGACATGACTTGCTTTTCGGTATCAGCCCAGGATGGCGACGAGTTTGCTTTCTCTACGGCATTTTGAAAGCGGAGCAGCGCCGTCGTTGTGCTGATTACCTTCTTTAGAACCTTGTCGAATTCATTTGCGATACTCTGGAAATCCGGATTCGCATTGGCAATGGAATAGATTGCCTGACGTGTCTGATCAGCAGATTTCGTGCCGTTCTCGAATTCTCGTTGAAGGTTTTTGAGCTGCGCGAATTGTTTTTCAGATGCGGCATCCTGTTCGGCATTCCGAAACAGCTGGTCGAAGAGATCCGACACGGCCAAGCGGGCGGCTTCAGCCTCTCGCTTGGCGGTTTCGAGGTCATTAGCGAGCTCATTCTTGCGCTTCTCGCTGATTTTATTTGCAGCCTCTTCAATCTTCGGGGTTGCGCCTTCTGCGGCCGCTTCGATTTCCGCCAATGCCTCTGCATAGCGCTTGCTGGAGGCGCTAGCTTCTGCGGTAGCGCTTGTGTAGAGCGTCAACGCACCCACCACCGCGCCGCCGATGATCATACCCACAGGGCCAGCCGCAGCGCTGAGTCCGCCAAATGCAGTTGCAAGTCCGCCCGCCGCTCGCGCGGCCATCAGCGCGCGAATGAAGCCGAGGAGCGCCTGTGTTCCAAGCCCAAGCTTTGCGATCATCACGGCCAGTGAACGACCAACCAGCGCACCGGCAATGACACCGGCGAGCTGCAGCGCAACATCTGCCGTCTTGTCGAAGTTGTCGGCCATGATGATCAGAGCGTCCGAGATGTTCCGCGAGACGCCGGTGGCTTTGTCAGCATTACCCACATATTCGAGCAGTGCGTTGCGAAGCAGCTGAACACCATCCGATATGGTCGCAGGCATGGACTCCGCTTCTTTCCGAAGCGTTTCCATCTGGGAGGTGAGCGCCTTGAAAACGTCCCGGGAGGTGATCTTGCCTTGCGAGCCTAACGCGCGCAGCTGATTGACGCCAACACCCAAGCCGGCGGCGAGCGCCTCGGCAACCCGGCCGCCCTGCTGGATAACGGTATTAAGGTTCTCGCCCTGAAGCTTGCCGCCGGCCATTGCCTTCGAAAGGGCGTTCTGGACCGCCTCCGCTCGCTGGCCTTTGGCGGCGCTGATGACCAATGCGTTATTCAGAGCTTCGGTGTAATTCAGCTGGTCATCGGTGACATAGCCCAATTCTTTCAGGGCAACCGAGTTCGAAATATAACTCTCGGTCGTTTGCTCAAGGCTGGAATAGGTGCGGCGCGCCATCTCGCTGAGCCTGCCCATGACCTCTTCACCCTTCTCCATGGAGCCGGCAGCCAGGTTCACACGGGAGGTCAGGTCAGTCCAAGTATCGGTGAGTTTGATCAGTTCGCCGACACCGAGCGCGGCAGTGACGCCACCGATGACATTGCGGAAAGAGTTTTTCCCGATGCCATCGAGGCTGCCATTGATCCTCTTTGCCATGTCATCGAACTGCTTCTCCACCTTGCGCGTGGTTGCGCTGGTATCGCCCTCAAGCCTTTTGAGGACGCGCAGCATCTGGCGATTGTCTGCCGAGATTGACAGGACAAGCTCTTCAAGGTCAGTTGCCATTCGACGATCTTTCAAACTTGGGGGAAGACGGAAGATGCCCGTTTCGCGCTATCGACTAACGCTAACCGGCTGGATCGGCGCAGCGCTTTTCGTGCTGCCTACGCCTATTGCCACTTGGAAATATTTCGCGACGATAAAAAGCTTCGAAGAACGGGGCGAATATCAGCGCACGCTGGAGCAGATACAGGGTGGAATTCCCGCCCCCGACTTCTCACCCACATTCTTCACGGCACTCGCCACAGCCTCCCTGATAGGGTTGGTTCTGCTGCTTATCGGTCGCGAAATTGAAACGGTTGGCTAGCCATACCGCTCCAACAGCTTCGCCATCTCATCTTCTGACGGTGCATCCGGCGCCTGATCTCCGCCGTGCATTTCGTTGAACGCATCGACTGCGTCGAAGAACTCGGAAACCGTGGCCGCCCAGAAGTCGGCCGGCCGCCAACCCATCGGGCCGATGGCCGTTTTCAGCCAGTCGCGGTACGGGAAGGCGCTTTCTTCCTCTTCGCCGCCGCGCCTTCTTCGGTGGCTACGTCTTTTCCCACGTCACCCAGCGCATGCTGCAGAGCGGCGGCAAACGCCTCCTTGCAGGCAGGCATGTCACTGAGTTTGAATTTTGCCACCGCAGCATTGGCATCGCCCTTCACTGCAAGGTGTCGGACGCCGGCAAGCGTCGCAGCGACCTCTACGCCCAGCAGGCGCATATACAGATCGACGAACGACTTGCATTCCAGCGCCGTCGAGACGGCAGCAAGGCGATTGATCTCGGCCGCAATGACCAGATCGACGCCGCCCACGCGCAAGGCGACTTCACCCCGCGCGCCGTTGACAGGGAGCGTGCTCATTAGGGGGCATCCTCGGTGAACTCCAGCGGACCGGCAGCCGAGAAGGTTGCGGAGAACTCCATGTTGCCCTCCATCTCGCCGGAGAACTCGAAATCCGAGACCATCCACGGGCCTTCGTATTCGCCTTCGCCGGGAACGACCACCTGGGCATTGAAGACGGTCGCCTCGCGGACGTGCTTCATGAGGATTTTCTGGGTACCACCGGAGACGAATGCGCCGGAGCCGCTGAAGGTGCGGTTGACGATGCCGGGCTCCGAGGTCTTCTGAACCGCCGCGCCGGGGTTGTTGCAGTCCGGGATCGTCGTGTCGATCTCGTTGGCCGACAGATTGAAGCTGCGGGTTTTCAGGCCGCAGAGGTTGGCGAAAGCCTCGGTTGGCGTCTGCCCATCGCCGATGCGAATGAGCAGCAGGCGGCCTTTCTGCTGTGACATGATGGTGTCCTTTCAGGATGATGCCTTGCCGAAGGGCGAGACGGCTTGTCAGGCGTTCGTCTGAACGATCGCCTGGAACTCGACCACGCCGTGCCCGGTGAGGTCGTCAGGATCGTAGAAAACGCGGTCCCCGCGATGCTCCAGCGTGACGAGATGGTTAGAGGGCAGCGGCAGCGGGTTGTCGTGCAGTGCCCGGGCCACCTCGAAAGCGATGTCGCGGGCGTCCTGTAGCGGATCGAGACCATCGCGGGTCCAGACGTGGACATTCAGCGTGATCTCTTCGCCAGTTATGCAGGTTCCGTCATCACGGCGGGCGAACGTGTCGAAGTTGGCGATATGTGGAAAAGCGGCATCTTCCGGTGCGCGATACCACACCCGGTCACCGACCAGCGCAGCGACGTTAGCGGCCTTCAGCAGCCTGTCGCGGGCGAACAGGACCAGTTCTCTTGCAGGTGAGGCCATGGCTATTTCTTCTGAGCCCTGCGCACAGCGCGGTTGATGGCGTTGGCGACCTTGCGCTTGATGCGCTTCTGATGCTGGCGATAGGTCGGGAAGATGTAGGGCTGCGCCGTCATCTTGCCGGACGATTTCCCGGTCGACTTAACCGTGCGATCTGCCGTTCCGTATTCCAGCCAGCGCCACAGGAAGCTGGCGAAGATGCCGGTCGCGTTCTTGTCCTTGGTGGCGCGCAGCCCGAACACGGCCGCGCCGGGATTGTCGCTCAGTTTTCCGCCTCGGATGCTGGAGCGGTAATCGCCGGTCTCACCGATCGGCGCGCGCTGCTCGATCGCTTTCGCCAGTTCCTCCGCAGCCTCAAGCTGGGCCTTCGCGGCCTCCTGGTCGATATCGGGCACAAGCTCGCGCAGCCGCCTGGCCAGCTTCTCACGTCCGACAAATTTGGCCCGGATCGCCATCAGGAAGCGACGCCATGTTCGACAAGCATTTCCAGCTTCAGCCGTCGGCCGTCAGGATCAAACAGCGAGCGGATATTGAAGGTGCGGGCCGGATTGTCGGCATCCACCAGCCGCCAGCCAGCCGTAATCTTTCGCGTGTCCTCGCTCTGCCAGATCGTGACGATATAGGCCTGTACGCCCTGCAGCCGGCCGGCCAACACCTGCTCACCGCCGGTCTTCGGCTCGAATGCGGCCAGAACGGTGAATTGCGTTTCCCACTTGCCACCGCCGGGAACGGGATTGCTCAATTCGTCGAGAACATCGACCGTCTTCTGACAATTGACACGGACGGTCATATTGCCGGTGCGCGCCATCATGCACCCCGGCGATGATTGCTGAGCAGCGCATCGACACCCATCGGGATCGTTGTCGCAATAGTGCCGGTGACAACGGCGTCACGGTTGACGAACCAGTGGCCGATCAGCATCAGCATGGCATGCTGCACGCTCTCGGGGACCGCGCCACCATAGACGGCCGTAAGGGTGATGCGGGATCCGAAGCGGATGCGCGGCCACGAATGACCGGACTTGAGCGAGATAGACGGCTCCAGCCCGTCCTTTTGCTCCTGATAGACCGCTTCATCGAGGACCTGCGCAGCGCCGGATGCGTCGATATATTCGATGGTCGTGACCGATTTCAGCGGGCCTTCGGGCAGGCGGGCGAAGTCGGCGAAGCTATCACACTGCGATGATATGGATTGCTCTGCCCATCGGGCATTGCAGTATTCCTCCGCATGCGCGCGCGCCGCCTTGATCAGTCGGGTCATCTGTGTGTCGAAATGCGTTTCCGCCAACAGGATGCCGCATTGCTCCTTGGCGTCGGCGAGCGTTACCGGCTCAGTGGTCGGCGCTTCCGTTGTGGTCGACGGATACCACATGGTCAGCCGCGCTTTTCCGGGGCCGGCGCTTTCACGGCGCGCTCGGCCTTCGGCTCAGCCACAGGCACGGCGTAGCCGGCCTCGATCAGGTCCGTCGCTTCGTTGCCGGTAAACCGATCGGTTTCCTCGTTCGGCGACACGGCAAAGCCAGCACCGGCCAGACCGATGAGCATCTTCAGTTTCATGGATCGTCTCCTTCGGTTTTGAGAGCGGGCCACCGAAGCAGCCCGCCTTGCAAAGCCGAACTCACGCAGCCTTGGTGATGAGGTGCTTGACTGCGGCGGTATCGCCCAGCTCGCCGTCGAAGCGAATCAGGCCGGCAATGCCGAGGTCGGGCCAGAAGCGCTCGCGCAACACGCCGATGACGGGCGAGCCGACCTTGCGGACGAAGTACTTGCCGAAATCACCGAACAGCATCACCTTCTTGGCCGCCGCCAGACTGTCCATCGCCTGGTTGATGGAGTAGCGGTAGCCGAGGATGGTGCCGGGAACGCCGTTCTGGACATCGCCGGCCGTCCAGATGTAACGCCCTTCGCCGTCCTTCAGCTTGCGCAAAGCGCTCAGGGTGCTGTCGTTGAACATGAACCGCACCTTCGGTGACGTGCGATAGGCCGGGTCCACCGAATGCACGAGGTCGATGATCTCGTCATAGGTGATTGCGGCCGTCGCCACGGACGTGACGCCCAGAGTGGACGCGTTCACGATGCCGTTGGGATTGTCGTTCCCATTGGCGACGGACAGTTCCTTGTTGGCGATGCGACCAAGCCGCTCACCCAGCAGGCCACCCAGCAGCGTCTCCATGTTGAAGATGCTGTCCTGCGCCAGTTCCATCGAGAACCGCACGAACTCAGTGTCGTAGACGTAGGCGTCGAGCGACTTCTGCCCGAAGACCACATCCTTGGCGCCGGTATCGGCGAGCGCAGCAGCTTCCGTGTGCTTGCCGGCCGTGACGGCCGTGTCATCGACAGTCGGGATTTTGATCGGATTGCCGCTCGCCGTGGTCATGACGGTGCAGATGTCCTCATCGTACATCGGACCCCACGCCTTCATCGACTTGATGATCTCGTTGGCAAGCTCGGTCGGAACCGTGTAGCCGCCGGCCGTGGTCGTGCCGGTGACCTGCGCGCGGAACTCGGCCTTGGCCTGCACGCCGGCACGCAGGACGGCGCGTTCCTCGCTGGTCAGTTCGGTCGGATCGCCACCGCAGGCGATGAACTTGTGGAAGACCTGACGGTATTCCAGCGCCTCACCTTCGTCCTGTCCGCGCGCTTCACCATCGCCGGGGTTCGGGCGGTTGCGAGCGCGTTCCTCGGCCGCTGCGTCATCGATGCGCTTCTGCGCAGCCGCCATGCGCTGCTCCCGCACGATCTGCGCCTCGACCTTGTCGAAATCAGCCATGATGTCATCGTGGCGCTTTTCGAGTTCGGCGGCGCGCGCCTCGTCGGTGTTCTTCCTGATCTCGTCCAGAGCCGAGCGGGCGTCGGCAACGAGCTTTTCCCGCTTCTCGATCAGTTCCTTGATGGTCATTGGATGTCTCCTTTCGTGACCACGACAAAAAGCCCGCTTGAAAGCAGGCGGTGGAGACGGGAAGCGGGATGCTTGCCACGCCCTCCGGCAAATGCCGGGTAAACTCAGATGATGTTGCGGAACCGGGCTTCAGCCTCGGCCTTGCGCCGGGCGAACGCGGCGGCGTTGTGCTGGCGACGGCCTTCCTTGCGTGCCTCGTCGAGCGAGCGCAGCGCAATGGACGTCCCGTCATAGGCAGGGTCCGTCACAACCGACACGTCGAACAATTCGACTTCCTCGACGGTGCGAAGCGGCGGGTCTTGCGTATCGTCCCAGCGCTGCACCGTGGCGCGGAACGCAAAGGACATCTTGTCGAGATCGCCGCGCTTCATCTTCGGCACAATCCGCTGGACGTCCGGATCGCTCGAATCAAGCTCCGTCTCGATCTTCAGCCCGTGGCTGTCTTCCGTCAGCTTGAGCGTGCCCGACCGCGTGCGCGCCAGCGGCAGGCCCGTGTGGTTGATCAGGAAGGGCACATCGTTCGATCCCAGCGCCTTGCGAAATGCGCCGGGCAGGATGACCTCACGGAAGTAGCCGCCGATGTTGGCCTCCTGGTTGAACACGGCCGCATAGCCGGACACCTTGACGCCGGTATCGTCGGCGCGGACTTCGGCCGGAATGCCGCCGCGCTTTTCAATGTCAGGCTTCGGCATTGTTCTTGTCTCCGTCGATTTCGTCGGCTGGTTTTGCAGCGACCTGCTGCACAGGCTGCTGGCCGAGCACCACGGTCGCGCCCTGCACCAGCAGCTCATCCGCATCCGGGTTCTTGTGCTTCGGTCGATTTTCGAGCGCACGCCCTTCGTTCGGCGTGATTTGCGCGGTCTGGATAGCGCGCGCTATGCCTTCGATCCTCGACTTGAAATCACCGCGCATCAGGCCGTCCAGATTGTGTTCGACATAGAGGCCGCCGGCATCTCGACCGAACAGCTTCAGGTTCACCTCACCCTCAAAGGCTTCCGCCCACTGGCTGATAAGGTGCTTGACCAGATGGAGGTCCTGCTGTTCGACATTGGCGAAGGTGCCCTTGCTCAAGTCCTGAAGAAAGGCCGGCGGCATCTGCCAGGAACGCGCGATCTCCTGAATCTGGAACAGCCGCGCCTCGGTCATCTGCCCCTTTGCCGGATCGAAGCCCACCGGCTTCAGGTCGTGGCCGGGCGGAATGGGTACTATCTGCTTGCCGCTCTTTCTCGCCTCGTCGATGGAACGGCGCATGTCGCTCATGGCCCGCTGCAAACCGTCGGCGCCCTGCGGTAACGGTCCCGACAGCGCCAGAGGTGGAACGCCGCCACCGGCAAAGAAATTCGAGCCATACTCATTCATCGCCAGCGCAAGCTGGATGGCCTTGGCGGCCAGGTTGATCGGCCCGTAATGCGAAAGCTGGTCGGGCTTCAGCATGAACGGCACATCGATCACATCGGCGGCCGGGTATTCCTTGTTCTCGAACTTGTAGATCCGGCGCCCGGCAACCCGTTTGACGGTGACCTTGCGCGGGTCCATCGGCCACAGGTTGACGATTTCCTTGCCATCCCTCTCGATCCACGCCAGCCCACGGCCGCCGGTAAAGACCTGCTGCCAGAAATACTGCCGAAAAAGGAAGCTGGACATCTCGTCGTTGGCGTTGTCGTGGATGACAGCGCCGAGCTTTCCGGTGACGCGCGTAGCCCCGTTGGCCGTTGACCGGTAAGCATGAAGCGGAAGTGCCGCCAGCGTGCGCGACAGAAACGCCACGGCCGCCGCCACTGCTGGCACGGTCAACGCGCGATCGATGGTGACATACGGCAGGTCGGCCGATTGCACGCCGAAGAACGCAAGGAAGTTTTCCGAACTGACCGGAACGCTCTCGTTCTCGGGCGAGGTCGCGCTGCGCGCCTCCCGCCGAATGTTGAAGCCGAACACTTTCATGCGCTCACCAGTGAAAATTCGGGGTCATCCCACGGCGATGCCGGCGCGGGCTCATCGGCGATCATCCAGCGCCCCAGCGCCATGATGTGGGCGACCGGGCCGTCGATCTTGTTTTCGTCGCGCTCCTTGCGCGGGTAGACCTGATCGCGGTGGTTCGCCTTGGTCACCACGTTGGACAGCATCCATGTGAAGATCGGATCGCCGTCATGGGCGATGGCTCGCTCACGGATCAGCCCGTCCATTTCTTTCATCGGCTCTGAGAAGTTCTTCATCGTGGCGAAGACTTCCGTGCAGGCGATGCCCTCGGTCTGAAGCTCGGACACCATCATGCGCGCCTGATCCGGATCATAGGCGACCTCCAGAAGCTGATGCTTGTCGCGGATGCCGAGAATGTCATCGCGGATCATGGTCATGTCGTTCATCTCGCCGTCCGACTGGACGATGAGACCGTCGCGGTGCCACGCCTGATAGTGTTCGTTCTCGCCCTTCTCGATGGCCGCCGACGGCAGGTAGTAGCGACCGAAGCGAGCGAACCTGAAGCCCGCCTCGATCAGTTCTGCCGCCTTCGGACAGTCGCACTCGTCGAGCCTGAACGTGATCTCCATCGCAGCCACGTCCACTTTGGACGCAAGGTCCAGCCCGATCCGGCACGGCTGTTGGTCGAAGTCCTCGATCTTGATCCCCGGCGCTTCGCTCTCGATCCAACGCTGGACGTTGAAATAGGCTTCCTTCGCATTCACCCATTCGTTCAGATGCTTGGTCTTAAAGCGTGAGACGTGCCTTGCGTTGTTGATCGCCTGCCGCTGTTCCGACAGGAGGAACTTCTCACCGACCGACACCCCGAAGTTCGGGTTTGCCTTCCGTAGCGAGGCCTCCTCGGTCCAGTCGTCCTCGGGATCGAGGCCGTACATCAGCGCGAACAGCTCGTCGTCTTGGACGATCCCGTCGAGCATCCGCCGCGCTTCCTGCATCATGGCGTAGCAGGGGCCGGCGATGTTTGACCCCGCCGTCGTGATCACCAACACCAGATACTGGTCACGCGCACCCATGCCGGTCTGCATCGTTGCCAGCATGTCATCCGTGGCATGCTCGTGATACTCGTCAATGATCGCGCAATGCGGAGACGAGCCATCGCCCGGCTTGCCGATGACCGGCTCGAATCGGCTTTCGTTGCTCAGCATGTGCAGGTTCGACGCATTGACCGACACGCCGTAGTGCTCGCGGAACGCTGCCTGCCGCATCGCCATGATGCGCGCCGGCCGAAAGACCTCCCATGCCTGCTTTTCGGTCGTGGCGCCGGAGTAGACCTCGGCGCCGTGTTCGCCATCCGCCGCCAGCATGTAGAGGCCGATGGCCGCCGCCCATGCGCTTTTTCCATTTTTCCGAGGGACCAAGAGAAGCGCCCGCCGGAACCGCCGGAATCCGTCGACCTTGTTCAGCCAGCCGAAAATGCAGATGGTCAGGAACACCTGCCATGGCTGCATAACCAGCTTCTCGCCGCGTGAAGCCCATGCGCCCTTGGTGTGAGGCATCAACTCGACGAACTGGCAGACCTTTTCCGCCGCTGCCGGATCGAACCGGTAATCGAAGTCCCGATCCTTCTGTCGCTTCAGGTCGTCGAGGTGGCGCTGGCACGCCAACCGCACCCACTTGCAGGCCGGTATCTTTCCGGCGACGACATCCTTTGCATACTGGTTGCCGACCGCGACATGCGGATGCTCATCCGAGCGCCTTGAACGGGTTCTGCTCATTTTTCTTGCCCGCTGACACGCGTGACTTCGATGCCGGCCCAAGGCCAAGCTCGGCCCGAAGCGCATGGGCTCGTTTCATTGCATCCGACCTCATGGCCACCTCCGGGCGAGGCCGGAACATCGTATCGCCGGTCTGCGTCGTGGTGGTATAGGTCCGGCCCAAATCTTCGATGACCGCCGTGGTCAGTTCGATCTCTTCCTGACAGGAGGCATAGGCCGCAATCACGTCGACCCATTCCACCGACAGCGTGCCCATGCCGTCCATGCGGGCGCAGGTTTCCTCAAAAATAACAGCCGCCCGATCGGACAGCCAACCCGGCGCTTCCGGCCAGCCACCCACCGCATCGGGCTCAGTCGGGTTTTCCCGATGCTTGCGCACCGTCCCGGCCACGACCTTCAGATGCGTCGGTTTGCGTGGTCTGCCACCTGCCATGTTTAGGTTCCAGTTTTGGCCGTGTGAAAGTTTCCCTGGGGCCGCCGGTCAGGGATCGAACCATGAAAGGTTTTGACCCTCCCCCTCCCGCCCATGAAACGGCCGAATAGTGCTTGACCTGTTATCCGTGCCTTGTGTCGGCTTTGGCATCCTGCGGCCTCAGGTCTTCAACCACATCGACAATGCAGCCTGTCCCGACCTTGTAGCCGGGGGGGAGCCTTCCATCTCGTCCTTGAAGCTGAAGTCCCATGTCTGGCCAGGAGCCGCATGTCGGATGCCAAGCTCCTTGGCGATGGCCTCACCCACGATGTGCTTCAAATCATGACGATCGATGATGACGCGGTGACGGCGCTCGTTCACCTCGGACGTGACGATCTTGCTCATTCATCCTCGCCCTCTACCTCGACCACGACGTTCCAGCCTGTGACCAGTCCGGCCAGTTCGAACAGCCGCGTCGCGATCCAGATGCGGGCACCGAAGAGGTGAGGCATGCGGACGCCGATACGGATGCTCTCCATCAGTTCCCTGCCATCGATGACGATCTCGCCTGCGTTACGTGCCATGCTTCACCACCTCATCGCCTTCCCTGCGCTGGTAGGCGCTCCACCACTTGCCGATAGCCTCGAAGGTGATTTCCCTCGGGCGGGTGCTGTCTGCCCTGACACGGGCCATGCATACCGCTGGCGGCGTCTCCATGACGATGATGCGCTCGGGCTGCATCGTGTCCGCCCACCATTGCCGGTTGTCCGGTCTTGCCTCAGATACGATCAGCCATGCGCGGGGCCACTGTGCAGTCGGGCGCATGATGTCGCCCAGCATCTCGTTGCGGGCGCGGATCGCTGGCGTCAGCCACTTGGCTCTGTCCCACCCATGTAGCGACTGGCCGGATAGATGGGAGGCGATCACATCGACGTCGATCACCAGATCGGCAGGGCTGGCATGTTCCTTGACGTAGCTGCTTTTGCCCGAGGCCGGGGCGCCACACACGATCACCAATGGGATGGATGCAGGTCTGAGCCATTCCGGCCGCCACTGGTGCTTGCCGAATGCCTGGTCCTTGGCGGTGCGCTTCAGGTGGCAGGGGCGGCACAGCGGCCGCAGGTTTTCCCGTTCGTTGTTGAAGCTGTCACCATCGATGTGGTCGACTTCATCGGCCTGCACGATCTTGCCGGCCTGCTTACAGAAGCGGCATAGCGGCTCCTGCGCGAGGATGACGCGGCGAAGCTTCTGCCACTGCCAACCATAGCCGCGCTCGGTGGTGGTCTTGCGGTGAGCCTGTGGCGCGCTCGACATTGGATGATATGCTCCCCGACCATGCGCTCGTAGCTCAAATGGATAGAGCACCGGGCTTCGATCCCATAGGTTGCGGTTCGAGCCCTGCCGAGCGAATTAATTTTCGTACACTTTTATTCTTGCGCGCCGACTATTTTTCGTGTACGAATAATCTCATGAAGATCACCTATGACGAACCGAAGCGGCTCCAGAACATCGAAAAGCACGGCCTTGACTTTGCCGATCTCGATATCGAATTCTTCGCCAACTCCGTCGTCATCGACGCCAAGGATCGCCGCTACATGGCGATTGGTGAGTTTCGCGGCGAAACCATCATCGCCGTCGTGTTCGCCCCGCTCGGCTCGGAAGCAGTCTCGGTGATCTCTATGCGCCGTGCGAGCCGCAAGGAAAGGAGCATCCTATGATAAAGTACAAGGCGGTTAAGCCTCTGAGCGATGCAGAGGAGGCCGAAATCCAGCGCAAGATAGCCAGTGATCCAGACGCGCCAGAGGCAACCAACGAACAATTGGCGAAGGCTAGGCCGTTTGCCGAGGCGTTTCCTGATTTGGCCGAAAGCATCAAGCGCGCACGTGGTCGGCCGAAGGTCGAGGCGCCCAAGGAAGCTGTCACACTAAGACTTGATCCCGAAACCCTTGCTCGTTTCAAGGCTACCGGTCGAAACTGGCGGGCTCGAATGAGTGAGGTTCTGGAAAAGGCTAAGGTCTGATATCTGCCCTGTTGGTGCGTCAAAACTTGGACGGATAGTGAGACGGGCCGGAACTGAGTTGTTTCGTCCGGCACTTCCGCCAGTGGCAATGCTCGGCTAAGCCGCCGCCTCACAGTGTGCGCCGTATGCATCCGACGACTTCGCGGTATGGGAGCTACCCGCGCCGCGCTCGCTGCCGTGCAACAAAAAAACCCGCCTGATTTGGCGGGTTTCGGTCGCAACTCCTGCAACTAGGCAAATCAGTAGCATAACTGCCGGCAAGGTTCAAGCAACGCGAGGGCGTCGTGGAACAAGGATGCCGTATTCCACAGCGAGATTGTCTAGGCCGATCTTCAGAAGCCTGACCACCACGTCGCGAGGTTCGTCGACCTGCTTGGCGGCTTCCGAGACAGACAGGCCTGAGCAACACACCGCTTGAACCACGTTGGCAATATCCCAGTGACAGATGGCGTCCGTTGACTTCTTGAGGGCTCGTCCGGCGTCGATGGCCTTTACCGGGATGCCGCCGCCAAGTGCCCCGCCATCTACGCGCACCTGATAGGCGATGCCTTTAGCGCCAACGGACGTGAATGCCTCGAACTCATCCCGATAGCGCTTTCCAGCTTCTCGCTGTTGCCACGTTAACGAGCTGATGCCGACAAGCGGATCGACAGTCCTGACACGAACCACGCCGGACGGGCTCTTTTCCAGCTTCCGTTCGGCTTCGGCTGTCCCTGCAACCAGCCTTTCCCGTCCGTGTTGATCAACCGTAATCGCGTGATCCAGGCCGGCAGCCTTGCGTGCGCGTACCTGTTCTTTCTCTTCTTTGGGCACCTTGGGAACGACGGGCTTCTTCTGCACGGTTTTCGTCTTCCTGCTCATATGGCGAAC